TATGTACTTGAAGTTCCGGAGTATATTGCAAATGTTTCACCTCCAGTTGAACAATATCAAGAATTGACCTTGAAGGATCGAATTGTCGATGTGGTCATGTTTCCTGCATATTGGATGTTCATGCACAGTTACCAATTTCGAAGAGTTACGATGACTGGTATTTTCTGGTGGCAAGGGAATAAGCGCGTTTTACGCTTTTTGTCACAGGATAAACCAAAAGCACCAGGCATTTTGAGTTCAGTTTGGCGAAACAGGGATTTTTTGACGCGTAAAATCGCGCGTGATGTTGGAAATAAGACTGCAAGAGTCTTCCACAATCCAATTATCCAACACTTGGCGATTACAGTTGGAACTTGTGCTACTGTGGGAGTGGTTATGCCTATTATGATTAAGTTCATGATGTGGTTATTACCTACTCAGAAGCAACAGAAGAAGAAGACCAAGATTCAGAGTGATTTTGTCGATGAAGGGAAGGTGCCAAAACCAATGGCCACTGAGCGTGGATGTGTGTGGCAGAATTCCCATTATGAGACTACAACATTCGATGTGTCGCCGAACACAACGTCATGGGCTAAAATGGGTCAAGATGAAGTTGAGAATCGATTATTGCGTAATTGCATCTTCGTGAGATCTCATTTCAAAAGAGGTCTAAATCAGATTTCTCGACCCACACGAGCAATTGGAATTTGTGGTCATTGGTATCTACTTAATAATCACGCAATTCCTGAAGATGATACATTCGAATTGGATATTGTCACACAAAAGGTGGGACAAGGCGTGGCGCGCAATATGCGCGTGACAATTTGTCAAAAGCAGATCCATCGTTTCCCCAATCAAGATTTGGCATTTGTGGAAATCCAAATGTTGCCTCCAATCAAAGATATTCGAAAGTTGTTTTCAAAGAAATCGCTCTCAGGTTCGTACAATTGTAAGTTGATCAATCGTGACGAAAAGGGAGAATGCATCAAGCACATTGTGAAGGGTGCAAAACAAGCAATTTCATTTATCCAGGAACTTGGTCAATTGACATTGTGGCGTGGACATCTCGAAGTGGATGATAAAACGGTTAATGGTGAGTGTGGATCAATATTGATTGCACACACATCATGTGGACCTATCATACTAGGGATTCATGTCACATATATGTCTGACCATACAGTTGGAATTTTGTCTGTTACTGATGATTTTTTGGAGATTGTGGATAATCTTTCCAATGTTCCTGTGATTCAAGCTGGCGAACCGCTTCTTAGTGCTCCGAGTGCTGAACGCATTTTGAGATCCGAGTTGCACTACAAGTGTCCAGTGAATTTTATTCCAGAAGGGACAATTGGTGGTGTGTATGGATCATTTTCTGGATTTCGTTCTGACAAGCGTTCTACGGTGGCGCCTACAGTATTTCAACAACGTTTGAAAGAAGAGGGTTACACTGTGAATTTTGGAGCTCCAGTAATGCAAGGTTGGGAACCATGGCATATTGCACTTAAGGATTTGGTGAATCCTGTTACAAAAATGAATAAACGAATTTTGGATGATTGTGTAGATTCATTTGTTGATGATATTTCAAAGGAACTTGGTGGTAAGTTGACTGATATGTTGGAAGTGTATGATCTGGAAACATCTATCAATGGTGCACCAGGTGTTGCATATGTTGATGCTATGAAACGCTCAACAAGCACTGGTTGTCCATGGAAGAAGACCAAGAAACAATTTTTCCATCCTGCAGAAGCACGCGGTAATTTGCTAGATCCGGTTGATGTTGATGATGAAATTTTGGATCGTGTGAAAGTGTGTTTAGATAATTACAAGGCTGGACGACGTTATTGTCCAGTATTTTGTGGTAATCTCAAGGATGAAGCGATTAAATTCAAAAAGATTGAGTCTAAGAAAACCCGTGTTTTTACGGGTGCACCATGTGATTGGTCGATTGTGATGAGGAAATATTTCCTTTCAATCGTTCGTTTGATGCAGAACAATCGGTTTGTTTTTGAATCGGGACCAGGTACAAATCCCTTTTGTCGTGAATGGGAAGAAATCCATAAATATTTGGTCGAATTTGGTGAAGATCGTATTGTTGCAGGTGATTTTGCAGCTTATGATAAGCGGATGGCAGCAATGTTGATTTTGTCATCTTTTACTGTACTCATCAAATTGTGCGAAAAGTCTGGTAACTTCACCAAGCAAGATCTTTTGGTCATGTTTGGTATCGCTGAGGATGTGGCATTCCCAGTGATTGATTTCAATGGTGATCTATTGGAAGTTATTGGTTCAAATCCGTCGGGCCAACCTCTTACTGTCATAATTAATTGCATTGCAAATTGTTTGTATATGCGATATTGTTGGACTGTGGAGTTTGAGGAAATGGCGAGAAAAGGAGAATTATGTGTTGAGATCACTGATTCTGGATATCGTCGGCCTGCGGATCTTTTCAAGAAATTCGTGCACTTGTTTACCTATGGTGATGACAACATCATGGGTGTATCAAAGAGTGTGAATTGGTTTAACCATACTGCTATTCAGAAGCAGCTTGCCAATATTGGTGTTGAATACACCATGGCTGACAAGGAAACTGAGAGCAAACCTTTTATCAATATTAGTGAAGCTACATTTTTGAAACGCTATTGGCGCTATGATGTAGATATTGATGCGATTGTTTGTCCACTTGAGCATTCATCAATTGAGAAATCATTGATGGTGAATACAGTATCCAATAGTATTACGCATGAGGAGCAGGGAATGCAAACCCTTGTTGCTCAATTGGGCGAGTATTTTTGGTATGGACGTAAGGTTTTTGAAGGTAAGCGCAAAATGTTTGATCAAGTGATTTCTGATTGTAATCTGGACTATCTTAGACCAGAATACCCATTACCACAATGGATTGATTTGAAGAATCGATTTGACAATAAAAATGCGCAATGGCAACCTACCGCTGAAAAGAAAGAGGATGTCATCGGCTTTTTGCAATAAGTCGTAACCAAAAATTGCATGTCTAGTATAGTTTACTGCATATTTGCATATATGATTTACTTTTACGTTTTTATGAGTGTGGATATTAGATATTAATTTACCAGGGCGATCCCCAAAATTCCTATTT